GATATGGACTAACATTAGAACAATTAACGTGGAGAAGATGGTGCATAGCAAATAACTGCGGTAACGATGTAGAACAATTTAAACAAGAATATCCTATAAATCCAGAAGAAACATTTATCAGTACAGGTAAGTGCTATTTTAATAAAGAAAATATTGTAAAAAGAATACAAGAAGTTAGAGACGTAAAACCAGAAAAGCAAGGATATTTTGATTTTAATTATAATGGGATTAAGATATCAAATATAAAGTGGGTAGAAGACAAAGAAGGGCCTATAAAGATATATGAAAAACCAAAAAAATTTTATCCATATGTTCTTTCAGGAGACACAGCAGGAGAAGGAAGCGATTATTTTATAGGACAAGTGCTAGATAATACAACAGGAAGACAGGTAGCAGTATTAAGACAAGAGTATGACGAAGTAACATATACAAGGCAGATGTATTGCTTAGGAATGTATTACAATAAAGCATTAATAGGAATTGAAGCAAATTATTCTACTTTTCCTATACAAGAGCTAGAGAGGTTAAAATATCCAAAACAATATGTAAGAGTAAAAGAAGATAAATACACAAAGAAAACAGAAAAGAGTTATGGTTTTAAAACTACAACAGTCAGCCGACCAAGAATATTAGGACAGCTGCAAGCGATTGTTAAAGAGTCAATAGAATTATTAGTAGATATAGATACATTAAAAGAAGGCCTTACTTTTATAAAGAATGAAAAAGGAAGAGCAGAAGCACAAGTAGGATATCATGATGACTTAATAATGGCATTAGCGATAGCTTATGATATAAGAACTCAACAAAGTATGAAAAAAGAAATACAAGAGATAGAGCAAATTCAAAGAGCAATAGAAGTAGAGTTTGGATTTGAAAAAGAAAAAAGAGATGATGCGGAAAGTATTATCACAGTATTTTAGGAGGTAAAAAGTGGGATTTGATGAAGCTATTAAAAAAATTAAGGAAGGTAAAAAAGTTCAAAGAGAAGGCTGGAATGGAAAGCAACAATACATTGAATTGGCTATGTGTATTAGTTACACTAATGCAAATGGAAAAACAATAAATGCAGAACATGATGCAATAGGGAATTGTGCTATTGCTTTTGTAGGAACATCAGGGGTTCAATTAGGGTGGTTAGCAAGCCAAGCAGATATGTTAGCTAATGATTGGAAGGAAGTAGAGGAATAATCTATGAATGAATTTATAAGTGTAATAATAGGAGGAATAGGTTTAGGAATATTTTTAAATCTTATACCATTATTAATATTAATTCAATACAGTTTAGAGAAAAGAAAAGATCCAAAAGGTTTTAAAAAGATAGAAGATGATTTTATAAAATTTTTAAAGGAGGAAATTAAATGAAAAAGAAATTATTTAGAGAAAGATGGTATGGAAAACCAGAAGAAAAGAAAGAAGAAGTTGCTGATAAGAAAGAAGAAGTTAAACCTGCAAAGAGAGGTAGAAAGAAAAATGGTTAGTTTAATTTATACAATCCTATGTATAGCTTGTTTATGCTTAGGATTTTTTTGTGGGTATAGGATAAATAGTCCAAAGCCCATACAGAATCCAATAACTTCCATCAAAGAAAAAATAGAGACTAAGAAAGTAGAAGAAGCAAACAAAGAGCAGATAGAAGAACTTAATAAGATATTGGATAACATCAATAATTATGATGGGACACCACAAGGACAAAAGGAGTTGAGAAATGTTGGAACAGGATTATAGAGAAGAAGAAAATGTAACCAAAGTATGGGTAGAGTATCAAAAGGGAGTAATGTTCAATAGATCACATAATTTATATACAGAAACAGAAAAGAATTATAATTTTTATCATGGCAATCAATGGGAAGGCGCAAAGCTAGGAGATATTCAACCTGTTGTATTCAATATTGTAAAACCTATTGTAAAATATAAACTAGGAGTAATAACACAAAATCATTATGAAATAATATTCAATCCAAACATATATGACACAATAGAAGAAGGACAAGCATTAGAACAGCTTTGTAAAGTATTAAATGGCCACATAGCAAAAGTATGGGAATTACAAAAAGCAGACCAAAAAGTAAGAGAAGCTTCAAAAGATGCTTGTATAAATGCAGAAGGTATAGTTCATACATATTTTGAGGATGAAGTAATCGCAGAAGTAATTGATAAAAACAATATCTGTTATGGTAATGAAAATAGTTCAGACATACAAAGTCAACCGTATATTATTATTGCATATAGACAACCAGTATCACAAGTAAAAGATAAAGCAAGAGAGTTAGGTATAGAAGAATCAGAAGTAAAACTTATATTGCCAGATTCAGATGTTCAAGAACAAGCAGGATATACCGGAATAACAGATGAAGTAAATCCAATGTGTTTAGTTTTATTAAAGTATTATAAAAAGAATGGAAAAGTATATTACACTAAAGGAACTAAACATGTAGAACTAGAAAAAGAAAAAGCAACTAATATGAATTTATATCCTATTGCTCATTGTATTTGGGAAGAAAAGAAAGGCAGTTCAAGAGGAATAGGAGCAGTAGCCTGTATAATACCTAATCAGATAGAGATAAATAAAATAGATGCAAGAAGAGCTTTAGCAGTAAAGATAGGAGCATTCCAAAAACTTGTATATAATCAAGAACTAGTAGCAAATGCAAAAGAGTTAGGTAAAGTAGGCGGTGCAATAGCAATAAAAGGTGGAGCGACTGTTGATGATGTAAGAAAAGCTATAGGATATATATATCCAGCTTCTATGAGTCCAGATGCAGCGAACTTATCAGCTGAAATGAAAGCAAATACAAGAGATTTAGAGGGAGCAGGAGACACAGCAACAGGTAACGTGGATCCAACACAAGCATCAGGAAAAGCCATATTAGCAGTTCAACAAGCAAGTCAACAGCCTTTAGGCGAACAAGTAGAAAACTACAAGACGTTTGTAGAGGATTTAGCGAGAATATGGTTTGATATGTGGAAAGCTTATGAAGTAAAAGGAATGAATATAATGTATGAGAAAAAAGACAGCGAGGGCAATATAGTTCAAGAACCTGGAGTAATCTCATACGAAACATTACAAAAACTAGAACCACATATTAAAGTAGATATAACACCAAGAGGAAGTTATGATAGATACGCACAAGAATTGAGTTTAGAGAATCTATTTATGAATAACAAAATAACATTTGAAGAATATGTAGATAGCTTACCTGCAGATGCAGTAATGCCAAAAGCAACATTAGAGAAAATAGTAACAAGAAGAAAAGAGAACCAAGCAAGACTAACACAAATGCAAATGGAAGCAAATCAATTGAGTAGTGCAATGAATCAAGTAATGCAATTACAAGGAGGTGGAGAGAATGAAATGTCCTCAATGCCAACTGGTGGAGATGTCAGTCAAGGAAGTCAAGAACAACCAGATGAAATTGCAATGTAAAAGATGTGGATATGAAGCCACACAAGAAGAACCAGATAATGAAGAGAGTGAATAACTCTCTTTTTTATATGTCCAAAACGTGCTTATGACTATAAAAGATGCAAGGAATTAATAGTCGACGGACTTTAAATGGGGAGGTTTAGTTATGGAAGATGAAGAAATCATAACAACTGATGTACCTGAAACATCAGAAGAAGAGTTAGAGGAAGTAAATATCGATACTAGTGAAGATAATGAAACCGAAGAGACTCAAGAAAGAGATATCGAAAAAGAAATCGAAGAAAGAGCTAATAAACTTTTTGAAGAAAAAGTAGAAGAAAGGCTTATCCGAGATAGAAGAGCAAGAGAAAGTAGCGAGAAAGAAACACTTCGCAAATATAAGTATCTTGAAGATATCGTAAGAGCTGGAACAGGCACTAATAGTTTAGATGAAGCCATAAAGGAAACAGCTGATTTTTATAAAGGAAATGGATTAGACATTCCTGAGTATAGCAATTACAGCGAAGAAGATGAAAGAATATTGGGACAAGCAAGAGCTAACCAGTTTATGAAACTTTCATACGAAGATATGGAAGAAGAAGCTAATAGAATAGCTAATATTCCAAGAGAACAAAGAACTGTAAGAGAAACCGAAGAATTTAATATTCTAGGAGCAGAGCTAACAAGAAGAAACAATATTAAAGAATTGAAAGCAAAAGGATATGACTCAAACGTACTAGAAACAAATGAGTTTAAAGAATTTAGTAATCAATTCAATGATCAAACAGATATCTCAAAAATTTACGAGATATTTACTAAGGTAAATGGGACTAAAGTTGAAAAACCATATAGTCCAGGAAGTGCAAAAACAACTTCACAAGTAAAACAAATAAAAGACTATTACAGCCCTGAGGATTTTGACAAATTAACAGACGAGGATTTAAGCAATCCAAAGATAATGGAAATAGTCGATAAATCAAGGTTGCAATGGTACAAAAAATAAAGAAAGAGGGTAGAAAAATATGTCAGTAGCAGTATTTAAACAAACTTTATGGAGCAAAAAAATACAAAATGCTCTAGATACTTTAACAGGATTAAGAACACATTGCGATTATCAATTTGAAGGAGAAATCAAAGCAGGAAACAAATTAAAAATAACAGGTTCAGTAGCACCAACTATTGGAACTTATGTACCAGGAACAGATATCAATATCGAGAATGTAGATGGAGTTGATCAAGAATTAGTAATTGACCAATTCAAATACTTCGCAAGATATTTTGATAATGTTGATAAAGCTCAATCTATTCCAGGAGTTTTAGAAAATGATACAAGAGAATGCGCTAAATCACTTCACGAAGAAGGAGATAAGTATGTTGCTTCTATTATAAAAGCTGAAATAGAAAAAACTGGTTCAACAGTAGCAAAAGGTGCAGCATTTACACCATCAAAAACAAATGCAGTAGAAAAAGTAGAAGAAGGATTAGTTGCTTTATATACAAACAACGTAAAACCAACTGATGACCTATATGGAGAATTTTCTCCAAAAATGTATTCTTTCTTAAGACAAGCATTAACAGAAACATTAACAAACAATGTTGATTTAGCTAAGAAAGGTGCAGTAGGAAAATATAACAACGTAATGGTATGTATTGAAAACTTATTACCAGTAAATACAACAGACCATGTAAGATATAACATTATAAGAACTTCAAAAGCAGTTGCATTTGCAGGACGAGTTGATACTGTAAAAGCAATAGAAAAAGAAAAAGGATTTGGAGATATTGTAAAAGGATTGTATGTATATGGAGCAAAAGTTGTAAGACCAGAGCAAATATATGCATTATCAGAAACAATACCTGCATAGTTAAAGGGAGACTGGTTCTCCCTTTTTATATCGCTTTATGGGACAAGGTTAGTTCGACTCTAACAAAAGCGGAAAGGAAGTAAGATTATGGAAGAAGAAAAAAAAGTATGCAAAGGTATAAAACCACAAGATCATGTAGAAAGATATATGATTAAACCTCAATACTACCAATTTTTAGGATTAACAGTAACAAAAGATACAGATGTAGATGATGTGACTGAAGATGGTAAAGTGCATCAAACAATAAAAGGAACAAAGTTCACAACAGAAGTTAATGACGAGAGAGAGCATAATGGAGCAAAAATCAAAGAATACTCAAAACTTGAAATTGATTTGCCTGAAGGGACAAGGTTATTATGGCAAGACGGACAAGGATATATTTTACCAGATTTTGAGCCAAAGACAGTAGAAGAAGTAAAAGAAGATTTAAACTGCTTGAAATTTGATTAAGGAGGAAGATATGACATTAGGAGAAAACAAGAAAATAACATTAGCATTAATTGAAGAATATGCACCAAATAATCAGTACTTGACTGAAGACGAGGACATAGCTGCAAGATTAAATTTAGTGTATGCACCTGCATATCAAGAATTAAGTCAAGAAAAGAAGATATTAAAGACAAAAGTATTAAAAGATATCGGTGAAGAAGGAACAGGATATGAGGAATATACATTGCCAAGCAATATGTACCAACAAAAAAGAGTGATTGCTATGGATGAAGAGAATAACCAAGTAGCACCTGATTATTACACATTAGGAAGAAAAATATATATAAGCAGGGCATCAAATTATAAATATGTTTTAGAATATTTTATTTATCCAACAGTAATAACTGAAGAGACTTCTGATGATTTTTCACTAGAGATAGATCAAGATGCTCAAATGATAGTTCCATATTTAGTAGCAAATGACATTCTAAAAACTGATCCTAGTGCAGACTATACAGCATTTCTTTCAGAGTATCAAAGAAAAATGCAAGCATGGGATATGGCAAGAAGTAGTATATCAATAACCTGTGAAGAGGGAGTGATTTAATGAGAAGTGTACCTTTAAGAAGAACATACTCTAGTTTTAGAGGAGTAGATTTTGCTAACGATCCTTCTTTAGTTTTATTATCAAGAAGCCCAGATGCTTTAAACGTGTGGAAAAATTATAAAGACACACAAGGAAGTTGTATAGAGACAAGGCCAGGATATAGAGAAATCGCTAATTTTACAGGCAGAATAAATGGCATATATTTTTATAAAGACAAAGTATTAATTCATTCAGGAACAAACTTATATCTATGGAGTAATTTCCCAGATGCACCAACAAACACAATACTAAAAAACAATATGAATGATGTAAAAAGTTCATTTGTTATATTTAATGAAAAATTATACATAGTAGATGGATTGAATTATTTAGTATACGATGGGACAACTCTAAAAAATGTTTCCGATGATAGTCCATATATACCAACGACAACAATATCACGTTCTCCAAGCGGAGGAGGAGAACCATATCAAGATGTAAATGTACTGCAACCCTTAAGAAAAAATTCATTTGTAGCAGATGGAACTTCAGTAGATTATTATTTAGATACAACTAATATAACAAATATAACTGAAGTAAAAGTAAACGATACAGTTGTGGCAAGTACAGATTATACACTAAATGCTTTAGCAGGGAAAATAACATTTAATACTGCACCAACTGCACCTGCATTAAGTGGAACAGATAATGTAGAAATAACATTTAGCAAGAGTGTGGCAGGATATATAGATAGAATATCAAAATGCACAAAAATTGTGGTATTTGACAGAAGATTATTCTTTACAGGGAATCCAGATTATCCGAATGCTATATTTCATAGTCAATTAAATACACCAAACTATGTAAGTGATCTTGCATATTATCAAGATGGAACAGATGAAAGCAAAGTTAAGGCTTTGGTAGTAGGAAATAATATATTATGGGTATTTAAAGAACCATCACAAGAAAGGGACACTATATTCTATCATACAGCAACAACAGACACTACAGGAAAGGTTTATCCTAATTTTCAAGGTAATGTTTCTACAGGTTGTTATTCTGATGCAATAAATTATAAAGACGACATTGTATTTATAAGTAAAACTGGATTAGAAGGAATTGCAAGTAACGACATAGCGTCACAACAATTATTAACACATAAAAGTAGTTTAGTAGATAATAAGTTAATTAATGAAAGCGGATTTGAAGAATCAATGCTAGCAGAATGGAATGGATATTTATTAATACTTGTAAATTCTCATGTTTATTTAGGAGACATACGACAACTATATCAAAGTGTAAGCGGATATGAATATGAGTGGTATTATTGGGAGTTTAACAATACACAAGCAACTATTTTGAAAGAATATAATGGAAGTTTATTTATAGGAGCTGAAAACGGCTCTATTTTTATTGTCGAAGGAACTAATGACGAAGGAAATATAATACAGAGTCATTGGACTACACCTATGGATAATTTTGGGTATGGAAATAAATACAAGACAACAAATAAACGTGGAGGAGTTGCAAAAATTAAGACTATACCAAACGGAAAAGTAAAGATAGCAGAAAAAACAAATAAGACAATGTCGGACAAGTTTATAAAAGAATATGCAAGTGGTGGTTTTGATTTTGAAAACATAGATTTTACAAACTTTGCGTTTACTACAGATGTAGTATCAAATATAGTGTACAAAATAAAAGAGAAAAAGTTTGTAGAGTTGCAGCTAAAATTCTATAGTGATGAACTAGACAAACCATTTGGGATATATGATGCGATTATAGAAGCCTTTGAGGGCGGATATGTTAAGAGATAGGAGGAAAAAAGAATGTCATTAACAAAATTCACAAGTGCAACTAATTTCATACAAAGTTTGGCAGATAAGCCAGCACAATCATCAACAGAATTAAAAAGAGAATTTGACAAAGTAGGAACCTTATTAAAAGAATACATAAATGATGTTTTAACTGAAGAGCTAGACTCAAAAGAAAGTAATATCAGACAAATTATTCAGAGAAATTCAACAGAAATAAGTGGAATGTTAAATAAAGTTTACCCAGTAGGATCAATTTATATGAGTGTAAACAATGTGAATCCTGAAACAATATTTGGAGGAACTTGGGTGTCATGGGGAGCAGGAAGAGTCCCTGTAGGAGTAAGCGCTTCTGAAACAGAGTTTAATACAGTAGAAAAAACAGGGGGAGAAAAAGCTCATACATTAAGTGTGGGAGAAATGGCACAACATACACACAATTTAAATAATCACACACACAGTTATGACAAAGCCAATGGGACAGGTCAATCAAGTGGAAATACAGGAAGCACAGCATTAAGCATAGCACAGATACCTAGCCACGATCATAGTTTTATAGGATATTATCACAGCCATGGAACTGGTAGTAGCGGATATAAATTCCTTGTTAGCAAAAATAATATTTCTGTTAATTCAACTAAAAGATCATGGCCTGGTTCAAGTTCGAGTGGGCAACATTATGTTTTTACAGATGATGATAATTCATCAATTATTGAAGATAGCAAAACAGCAGAAACTAGACAAGGTGGGGATGTAGGATTTACAGGAAGTGGACAAGGGCATACACACAGCTTAAACAACCATACACATACTGTAAATACTACATCAGCTACTACAGGAGCAAGCAATGTAGAGACTGGAACTTCTGGTAGCAATGCTGCACACAACAACCTACAACCATACGTTACATGCTACATGTGGAAGAGAACAGCATAAAGGAGGTAGAAGATGGACACAGGATATGAAGATATTGAGAGATTAACTTCACAGAAACAAAACATGATAGATGAGTCTTTACAAAAACAAAATGACATTATAAACAAACAAACTCAAATGCAAGTAGACAGTTTGGAAAGACAAAAAGCAGATATAGATAAGCAAGCAATGCAACAAAATAGGGCTTTATATCAAGATTATAGGAAAGCTAATAATCCGTTTGGACAACAGGCGGAAAGCTTGGCAGGACAAGGATTAGCTAATAGTGGGTATGCAGAGACAACAATGTCTAGATTATATAATACATATCAACAAAATATAACAAGCACACTAAATAATGCTAGAGATTTAAAAGCAGATGTAGATTTTCAAATAAATCAAGCAAGACAACAAGGGGATATAACACTTGCTCAAAATGCACTAGAATTATATAAACAAAAAATGCAATTATTAAGTGAAGAATACGATTTAAGAAATAATAGGGAACAATTCTTATATAAGAAAGAGCAAGATGCGTTGGCACAAAGCAACTGGCAAACAGAATTTGATTATAAGAAAGCTCAAGATACAAGAAATTACAATTATCAAGTTGCTAGAGATAGAGTTACAGATAATCAATGGCAGAAGAATTATGATCGTCAAGTTGCTAGGGATAAAGTTTCAGATTCTCAATGGCAAAAGTCATTTGGTTATCAAAAGAGTAGAGACAAAGTATCAGACTCACAATGGCAGAAGGAATATGAATTGTCAAAAAAAGCTAGGGCTAGTAGTGGAAGAAGCTCATCTAGAAGAAGTTCAGGAAAAACATCATCAAGTACTACTAGCAGCAGTATAAATCTTGATGATGATAATACAACAAAAAAAAGTAATAACAATGAAGCTTTAAAGAAAATTCTAGAAACTGTAGATGCAATGCTTAAGAAAACAAAAACAGGAAGATTAGCTCAAGCGGTAGCAAAAACAGGAGCAAGGCAATATATTTATAGAGCGTATGAAAATGGCACTATTTCAGAAAAAGATGCAAAGAATTTATATAATAAGTTAGGATTGGAGAAATAGTATGGCAAAGAGTTGGGAAGAATATAAAAGCTATAGAATAAATAAGAAAAAAGAAGAGGAAGAAGAGAAAAAAAGACAACAACAGCAACAACAGAAAAAAGAAAGTACTCAATCTACAAAAAATTCAAACAATGTTGTAACATATAATAGAACAATAAAACCGAGTGCAATACAGCAGTTGACAAGCAATCCAAATAATATAAGAGTTGTTACACAAGAAGAAACTAACAAACAAAAACAAAATCAATCTACATGGCAAAAAATAAGTTCGTTTTTTAGTAATGTCGGAACAAAAGCACAAGAAATAAGGGACAATGTAAATCTTAAAAGTCTAGATGGTGGAGAATATATTGCTGACAAAATGTCCAAAACAGCAAAGCGTGTAGGCAGTAAGGCATCTAATATTGCAAAAAAATCAAATGCTTTTGATGATGGATATCAATTTGGAGATGTTTCAAAAACAGTTGGTAGCACAATAGGAGATATAGGCGTTAGCTTTGCACAAGGAGTTGGAGGAATAGGAAGCAATATAGGAAAATTTGTAGCAGCAACAGGTGCGGAAATTGCTGAAAAGACAGGGCATACAGATTTTGCTAAAAGAGTAAGAAAGAATATTGCAACGCAAGAGGCTCCTATTGATAAAATGTTAAGAGGGGCAAAAGAAGATGTTAATAAAAATTCAGTAGCAGGAAAAACAATAGGAGACATTTCAACCTCTTTAGGCCAAATTGGAGGATATGCAGCTACTGGGCCTGCTTCAGGAGTAGTTATGTTTACTAGTGCAGCAGGAGGAGTTGCTCCAGAAGTATATAGTCAAGAAAATGTAACGTCTGGACAAGCATGGGCAAAAATGATTGGTTCAGGTGGAATAGAAGCATTAAGCGAGAAACTTTTTGGCTTTTTTGGAAAAAGTGGATTAGATAAAGGACTAGCTAATAAATTAGCTAGTAAAATAACGACAGGAACAGGAAAAGCTCTAGCAAGAGCAGGAGTTAGTGCTGCAGGAGAAGGTGCAGAAGAAATCATATCTTATGTTGGAAATCAAGTATTAGATAGAATAATAGATAGAGCAGATGAAATAAATGGTGGCAAAGGAGCAAAGTTTTCTAAAGATTGGAATTGGGACGAAGCTATAGATGAAGCGTTGACAGCTTCTCTTTCATCATTAGTAGCAGCAGGCGGACAAATAACATCAGGAACAATCCAAAATAAAAATGGTAACAATACTTGGAGTGATGCAATCAATAAAGTAGGAATGCAACAAGATATGCAAAGCCAAATTGAAGATTTAAACAACGAAGCTAAAAGTCTGGAAAAGAAAATAAAAAAAGAAAAAAATATTAATAAAAAGAACGAGTTAAAACAAGAACTATTATGGAAAGAAAAACAAATTCAATCTTTATCAAATATAGATGTGGACACTTACTCAAAAAATGTTCAAAATATACAAAACGAGCAAAAACAAAAGATAGGCGACCAAGTTATTAACCAAGAAACAAAAACGCCTCAAAACGCAACCTCGCAAGCAGAAACACAGGCCAAAACACAAACGAGTAGTAACCTAGATAAGGTGAGACAATTTTATGATGAAAACACATTTAATCAGATGAAACAGTTTATAGAAACAGCACCAAGTCAAGAAGCATTAAACCAAATAAACGAAGATATAAAAACAGAAACAAAAAATAAATTAGAAGAAGTATACAAGAGCGAAAGATTTACAGAAAGTCAATCAAGAAAGAAGACTTATGCACAATATCAAAGACAAAACAATACTACAGGAATACAGTACAATAATGATGTAGTAAACAATGCTCTTGATGCAGTTGCAGCAAATAGAAATGGTAGAAGAACAGTAGGACAATGGAAACAAGTAGCAGAGCAAATAGGATTAGAAGCATCTAATCTACCTAAAGCAGAAATAGATAATATTGCATACGGAAGTTGGTTTGATTTACAACCTACAAAGAATATAACCAGATATGACAACAGAACCAAAGAACATAAAAGTTTTGAGAAGTTTACAAGTGATGATTGGATTAATACAATATATGAAAGTGCAAAAGGACAGAAGTTACAACAGTTAGATACTGTATTAAATCAAAAATATTCTGTAGAACAACCACCAATAAAACAAGCACCAATACAAAATGTTATTATAGATGAAACAGATAACTTAATTAGTAGTGCAGAAAAGTATAATTTAGATTTTAAAAATATTAGTATACAAAATTCGCAAAAAGCATTAGAAAAAAGAGGTATAAAGGCAAGATTTGATGAAAGTTACTTTAACTCTGCAGATGAAGGTGGAAAATATATTTTAACAAAAGATGAAAATGGAAAAGTAATATCTAGAGAAATTGTATTGAATCCTAAAGCTAATGAACATACAATATTACAAGAAATGGCAATACATGAATTAACACATGATTTAATTGCAAGTAATACTAAAGAGTCTGGAGAGTTATCTAAAGCAGTATTAGACTACTTAAAAAAAGATGTAAATTTTGAAAAATATAAAGCACAATTAGAGGAATCTTATTTACAAATTAGAGATCAAGATGGAAACTTTGCTTATAGTAGAGAAGATGCAGATTTTAATAGTATGATAGAAGAAGAAGCTGTTGCAAAAGTTTTACAGACAAAGTTTGGAACACAAGAAGAAATAAACAGGCTAGTAAACACAAATAGGAATATAGCACAAAGATTTTATGATTGGATTGTAGACAAAATAGATACTTTTAAAAACAGAAAAGATGCAGAATATTTATTCTGGAAAGATGTTAGAAATAAGTTCGAAAAAGCATTTGCACAGGAAGGAAATTATGAAAATAATTCAAGTAAAATTAGACATTATATAGAAACAGTTGCAAAATTTAACGAAAAAGAGTATAATAATGTAATAGAGAAGAAATTAGGAGACCAAGAATATCAAATTTTAAGAAGTATAATAAACAGTGATTCTAATATAAAACCAGGAATTAATTATGTAGAAGTAACTAATGGTAAGTATACAGTTTATTATAAAGGATTTGATGACTTTAAGGTAATGTCAAAGGAGACTGATGTAGATGCAGGAAGAATTAATAAAAGAAATGATAGAACAGGGGGAGAGACCAGATATAGCAGGTCATTTGAGCAGAATATTGAAAACGAAAGAACAACAATTAGCAATGATGAAATATCTGATATCAATACGAAAAGAACACGTCAGCGAAGCGGAAGTGATACAGGTAGCAGTACAGATATCAGAAATGTAAGGAACTCTAAAGAGAGTTCTTTTTCTTTGCCTGAAAATGTAAAAGATATTAAAAATATGAATGAGTTTTTAAGAAATGCTATAGAAAATGAAACAGACCAACATTGGAAAGATATTTTGAAAGATGCACAAACTTCTAATTATAGTAGAATCACTAAAAACCAGTCTCCTCTACAATATAAAAGAGAAGTGGCACAACAATATTTAGATTATAAAAAACCTGCAAAAGACAACAAAGGAAGAATTTTAAGCCCACAACAAAAAGAATATTTTAAAGATTCTGTGGTAAGAAATGAAAAAGGAGAATTATTAGAAGTATATCATGGAACTCCTAATCCAGGATTCACAGAATTTAAAAGAAATGTCAATTATTTCACAGATAATCAAAATGTTGCTGATACTTATACAGGTAATGATGGAATTTATAAAGGGTATGTAGATATCCAAAATCCAATAAGAATTGATGCAAACAAAGAAGTTTGGTCGAAAATTGATATAGACAATATTAAGATAGATAATATAGAAAACGTAAAAGAATTTTTAGAGGAGCATGGTTCGTCAACATGGAGAGAACAAGGAAAAATAAGGACATCAACTGCTGATATAGTGTCAGCAATTGAAGACGCTATTGATGAAGGAACAATAGATGCAGATGGAATAATTATTGAAAATATTTATGATGAAGGAGCTTATGGAAGTTCAGTAGGAAAACAATTAGGCACGGATTATATTACATTTAATTCAAATCAATTTAAAAATACGGATAATACAAAACCTACTATAAATAAAGACATCAGATATTCAGTAAGTACAGATGGAGCAATGAAAGACAACAAAACAGGTAAGAAAGTTGTTTTAAATGCAGAATCTAATAATGATGGGAAAAGTCTTCTAGCAATTCATAATCTCACAGAAGACAAATTAAAAGGGGTATTAGAACTAGGTGGATTCGCTGTGCCAAGCATAGCAGTAACGAATCAACCACATACGAATTTTGGAGATATTTCTGTTATATTTAATAAAAATACTATTGATCCAAGTTTAGACAAAGCTAATAAAATTTATTCAAGCGATGCTTACACAGCAAGAACTCCTAATGTTGTAAATAAAATTATCGAAAGTGGATTAAAAGAAGTTTCAAAAAATACAGGAATAGAAGAATGGAATTTAAGAGAAAACTATAAAGAAATAAGTATAGAGGATGCAGTTGAAAAATTAAGACGAAATGAAAATATAATAGACAAATATTTAAAAGAAAAAGGAATAAAGATAGAACCTGTTTATAGGGATTTTAAAGGCTTTACACACTTAAAACAAGATTCATTACAGGATTTTATAAACCAACATAAGGAATTGGTAGATTTAAGTTATACAGACAAATACAGTACTGATACTTATAAAAAATATTATAATGACGTACATAATTTATTTGTAGAAGACATAATGAAAGAAGCAAAAATACCTAGAGAAAAAGCAGAATCATTCTATAAAGATTATCCTGGATTTAATCATTGGGATTATTTTATAAGAGACTTAAATGCAGTACAAGAGCTAAAGGGGAAACAACAGCTAGATGAGTATGCTACAAAAGAAGCAAAAGAAAAAGCAGTTGATGTTGAATCAAAAGAATATAAGGATTATGTAAAAAAATTAATATCTCCTATGTATGGAGAAAAATATATTAGAAATAATAAAGATTACTATACAGCATCAGGAACTCCTAGAAGTTTTAATCAAAGGTACGAAGAATATACATTAGACAATATAGTTAAGATAATGAACGAGAATAAAGGAACAGGGCAAGAAAGTACATGGGGAGTAGGAATTAATGAAATAGCAGGAGACGCAAGTAAAAGATTTAAAAATATCAAGGATATAAAAAATAACGAAAATCTTTTAATGACACAAAACGAAGAGGAACACAAACAAATATTAGATAAATACAATACCGAATTTAGAGATATAGAAAATAGTATTTTAGATAAATATGCTGAATCAAGTATTGATGGATATGTTTGGCGAGAAAAATCAATAGAGGATGCTATGAAAAATATAGCAAGAAAAATGGCTAGTAACAAAAAAATTACTGAACAAAACGTAATATCTCAATTTGATACAAACGGTATAAAAATTAATGAAAATCAAGCACAAAGGGTTATTAGTCTAATTAAAAATTTATCAAATTTACCAACAAATTACTTTGAAGCAAAACCACAAAGAGCAGTAGGATTTGATGAAATAGATGCTATAGTAATTCCAAAAGATGTAAGCAAAGAGGTAAAACAACAACTAAAAGATAGAGGAATAAAAACTATTGAATATGACAGAAATAATGAAAACGAAAGAGCAGATATCCTAAAATCTTTAAATGAGTATAAATTTAGTAAAACTAATGAAAGTTTTGATGAATACTTAACCAGAAGAATAGGAAAAGAAGGAACAAGGACACCTTTGAAAGATTTACGACTTCCTATGAAAGAAAAACAAGAAGTAAAATTACCAATGAAGCAAGAGAATACACAACAGAAACAAGAGAACACACAAAATACAAAAGGCGAGACTATAAATTGGAATGAAATAGAAAGACCTGAAAACAATCAAAAATTCAGAAAGCATTATAGAAGTATTATAGAAAGTAATCAAACAACAGCCGAAGCAAAATCTATTGCAAGAGACTTAATGGGAACAGATACTTATACTCCAGAAACAAACAAAGGCCAACTAGCACAAGCAGACCAAAGAATAATGGCATCTAGCCCAGAAACAGAGCTACAATCATTATTAAGTAGAGCAATGAATGGGGAGAAGATAAGTTCTGTAGACATAGCAGTAGGAGAAAGATTAATACAATATTTTTCTAAAACAGGAAATAAACAACAGTTACAAGAAGCGATTCAAGCAACTGCAATGGCAGGAACTTCAGCAGGCCAAACAGTACAGGCATTGTCTATGTTGAATCATCAAACACCACAAGGACAAGCAACATGGATTCAAAGATCAGTAGACAAAATGAATAAAGAACTTGCTAAAAGAAAAGGTGGAACAATAACCACAGACGTAGATGGAAACTTACAAGTTATAAATAAACAAGGTCAAGATATAACGAACAAAGTAAATTTATTTAATCTAACGCCTGAAATGATAGATAAGATAATGAACTCTGAAAATCAAGAGCAAATGTATAAAAACATTGATGAAGTCTATGAGGAGTTAGGAAAACAAGTTCCACAAAGTATGCTAGAAAAAGTAGATAGTTGGAGATATTTCTCAATGTTAGCGAATGCAAGAACACATATTAGAAACATGGTTGGAAACGTAGCAATGGGAAAAATGCAAAGAGTAAAAGACAAGATTGCAGGAGGAATAGAAGACGTTGTAAGCAAATTTAATCCAGATATGGAAAGAACAAAAACTTTAGCCATTGCAAGTAAAAAGACAAGAGATTTTGTAAAACAAGATTTTAGAAATATGGAAGTACAATCAAGGCTAGAACTTAATGAAAATAAATATAATCCACAATCTAGACTACAGAATGCAAGAAGAACATTTAAGTCAGATGGATTAGAAAACACTCTAGGCAGACTATTCAACTTAAATGACAAATTGTTATCTGCAGAAGACGGAATAGGCCTAAAAGCAGGATATCAAAAAGCACTAGCAGATTATATTACAGCTAATAAAATAGATGTAGACAACATAACAGATGCACAACTTGGAAAAGCAAGAAACTACGCTATACAACAAGCTAAAGAAGCAACATTCCATCAAGCGAGTGCAATAGCATCAGCGATAACACAATTCCAAAACAAAAACAATGTAACAAAATTTTTCGTAGATGCACTTTTACCATTTAAGAAAACTCCAATGAATGTGGCAAAAGCAGGAATGGAATATAGTCCTTTACAAATAGCAAAATCTGCTACTCTAGATGTAGTAAATCTTAGAAAAGGAAACCTTTCAATAAATCAATATATAGATAATCTTTCTAAAGGAATGACAGGAACAGGAATAGCATTAGCAGGATATGCACTTGCAAAAGCAGGAATATTGAAAGCAAGCGGTGGAGACGATAAAGACAAGGAAAAATATGATGAAGAACAAGGAAAGCAAAGTTATTCAATAGAAATAGCAGGAAAAACATACTCTCTAGATTGGCTTGCGCCTACTGGAATACCTTTATTTATAGGCGCTGAAACATTTAAACTATATAATCAAGAAGATACTGAAAAAAGTACAGAAAAGAGTAGTGAAGAAGACAGACTAAACCAAGCAATAAAGGGAGCTAGCAACTTATTAAATGCAGGGGCAACTGCAATAAACCCTATGAGTGAGATGTCTATGATTTCAGGATTGACAAGCGCATTATCGTCTTACAACACTTCTGATAATTTAGGAAGTTTAGGAAATATGATGACTAATATGGGTAAATCCTATGTAAATCAATTCTTTCCAACACTAATGGGACAAGTAGCAAAGACAGGCGATGAATACGAAAGGACAACGAAATCAACAGCAAAAGGAACTATAGGAAAAGCGGTAGATCAAACAATAAATCAGATTAAAGCAAAAGTCCCTGGATTGAGACAAACATTACCTATTAAGACAGATATATGGGGAAAAGAAGTCAAACAAGAAGTCAATTTACCATTAAGAGCAATTAACAATTTTGTAAATCCTGCAACAGTAAAACAGGTATCTACAGATAAGGTAGATATGGAACTAAACAAACTATATGAAGAAAATCACAATAGTTCTATACTTCCTGATATCTTAACAAAAACAGTACAATTAAATAAACAGACATATAGATTAAATAATAAAGAATATGCAGAGTTTACGAAGAATTATGGACAGACATCACATAAATTGATAGAAGACTTTATAAAAACAAGTGACTATAACAGATTAACACAAGAACAAAAGGAAACAGCAATCTCTAATATCTATTCTTATGCTAAAGAACAAAACAAAATGGATTATGCTAAAAAGGTAAATGAAGAAGTAAAACCATCAACATTATATACAACAATGAAGTCAATAGAAAAAGGTGGAGGAAAACAAAGCGAATATTTAAATTATCTAGCAAAAACCAAAGGAATGAGTAAAGAAAGCGAAAAGAACAAGGTATTAGCTAATTCGAGTTATTCTAATAAAACTAAAGAAATAATTTACACGAACGGAACTGGAAAAGATGATGATTTATATAATAACTTGTTAAGTAAAAGTAATATAAATATGACAGAATATTTGAATTATAAAAACGAAGCATCAGACAAAGCATTTAGTGCAGACAAGGATAAGAACGGTAAAACAATAACAGGAAGCGGAAAAAAGAAGGTTATAGCATATTTGAATAATAATATTACTGGTTCAGGAAACAGGCTACTAATAGCAGGAAAATCGTATGCTCTACAAAACAATGAAAAACAGAAGTTAGCACAATACATTAATCAAATAGCTACTACAAAAGAAGAAAGATTAGCAATATATAATCAGCTAGACAAAAACTTCACAGTAAAAGATGGAAAAGTTTATATGAAGGTCTCTAAAAAATAGAGGCCTTTTTGTTATGGAGGGAACAATGATAGAAAAACCTAAAAGGCCAAAACAATTAAACATACATGATAGACAACCGCCGAGAACAATTGAAGAATTAATTAACAGATATGATCTAGAAAACAAAAAAATATATGACTATCTAGACTACCTTATAGACAAATTGAATGAAGGAGGTATAAATGGAACCTAAAGAATTTGATATAGAATTTCCAAGAGGAGACACACCTCCTCTTAAATTTAATTTATTAGATAAAAATAAACAATTAATAGAATTGAAAGAGCAAGACGAATTATATTTTACGGTTAAAAAAAGCTATGGAACGTCTGAAGTTGTTTTCCAAAAAAGATATTCTACAGGAGACATACAAAAAGCTAACGACGGATATAAAGTGTTTATTCAACACATAGATACAGCAAACTTAAATTATGGAACCTATGTGTTTGATATAAGTATAAAAAGTGGAGATTATGTTGCAACATTAGCAATTGGAACACTCACATTGACTAATGAAGTAACTCATATCTCAAATGAATAGGAGGGAAAGATGGACAAATCAATTGATTTAGGTAATTTAATTATTCCAATTATAAAACCAATAAAGGGAGTAGATTATTTTACTGTAGAAGAAGTTCAACAGATGATTAATGAAGTATTTAATCGAGTTAATCCAACTGTAGAACAAGCAGAGACAGCAAGACAAAACAATGAGACGACTAGGCAAAATAATGAAATATCTAGGCAAAACAATGAAAATATCAGACAGCAAAACGAAGAAGCAAGAGAGATAATTAAAGAAAGAGTAGAAACATTAATAGAAGAAATACAAAGAAAACTTGACAACGGAGAGTTTATTGGAGAACAAGGTGTAGGCATAACAAATATATCTTTTAGTGAAAATTATACTATAATTATTCATCTATCTGATGGGACAGTATATGAAAGCGGAAGTATAAGAGGAGAACAAGGAGAAAGAGGAGAAAAGGGAGATACACCTGAAAGAGGAGTAGACTACTGGACAGGAGAAGATAAAAGAGAAATAATTCAAGATGTAGAAAATGACATTAATATACCTGATTTACAAGAACGTTTACAAGACGCAGAAAAAAATCAACTAACAGGGCAAGCAAGCGGACAAAGCATAGACCTAAGTGATAGTGCAGACAGTAGAGTAAGAAGCATAGAGCTAGAGGGAAATAGTGAGCAGGAGAGTACCACAGGGAAGAATTTATTTGACAAAGAAGCAGCGGCAATTAGAAGTGGTACAGAAAAAATAGTATTAGATACAGGTGTAAGAGTAAAACAAACGGTAGATGGTCAGTTCAAATATTTAGCAATTAAAATAGGTGGTTCTGAATTATTAGGAAAACAAGTAACATTTGGAGGTAAAATTACACCAAGTGCAAGTAATGTAGGGTGTGTATATTTATATTATGGAAATCAAAATAATGCAACTGTTACACCAGGAAATGTTAGTGTAATTGGAAGTGGAGATAAAAGTGCCACAATAACATTACTAGATGAATTTCCTGCAAATTGCGACACAGTATGGTTATTACTTTATTCAAACAGAGATGGAACTGGAAATATAAATGACTATATTGACTATACAGATTTTATGTTTGTTATAGGTTCAGCATTGGGAGAATACGAGCCATACACAGGAGGAATAGCAAGTCCAAATCCATCATATCCACAAGAGATACACAGCACAGGAGATAGCGGTAGTGTAAATGAGAAAGTACAGAATAAGAATTTAGCAAAAATAGAAGATTTTACAGAAACAGCATTAGGAAATGCAACTATAGCAGTAGAGGAAGGAATTATAAAAATCAATGGAACAACAAGTACTTCTTATGCTTTTCCAACATTTCAAGCAAATAGTGGAAGTGCAGTATTTTCAATAGAAGTAACTGGATATACAGATAAAGACACAGGAAATTCATCTATATTATTACAACAAAGCAATGATGGGCAAAATTGGAGTAATCTTTTTGATATAAGCTTGAAATCAAACTTATCAAAGCAATCTACTGGAACTTTAGATAGCTCAAAATATTATAGAGTAAGATTATATAATAGCAACAATACTTTTTCAAATGCCACAATAAAGGTACAGCTAGAATACGGAACAGTAAAAACCAATTTTGTTGCCTATGAAGAACAAAACATAACTATACCATGTCAGCAACCAATGAGAGCTATAGGAGAATATAAAGACACATTTGTTAAAGTAGATGGAAATTGGTATGAAAGACATTATATAGGACAAAAAATATTTGATGGAACAGAAACAACATTTTCTTATACGACAAGCTATCAAGGATTTAGATATAAACTTGAAGATGCAAATTTAAATTCATCTAATCCTCAAAATAATTTGATGTGTTCTCATTTTAAAGTTTCAAACATAAGAGGAATTAATGGTTCTCCAGAACCACCAATAATCAGGACTTATTATGGAACTACAGAATTAGATGCTAAATATATTTTTATATGTGATGGGAATACAGATGTTAATGTTTTTAAAACATGGCTATCTAATAACAATGTAGAACTAATATATGTATTAGCTACACCTGTAGACTTACCATGTACAGAAGAACAAACAGAAGCATTAGAATCACTAGAAAAAGCAAGAACATACAAACCAGTAACTCATATAAGTAGTGAAGACACAGTACCTGCTACAATAGATTTAACTTATGTAAAAGATTTAGAAACAGTTATAAATAATTTAGGAGGTGCTTAAGATGGAAGCAATAACTTTAGGTCAAATAGGTGCTGGAGTAGCTCTTATATTTGGAATAATTAAATTTATTGAGTACATATACAATGTATTAAAAAAGAGTACACTTGATAAAATAAATCAAAACACAAAGGATATAGCAGAATTAAAAAATGAAGTAGGTGTACTCAAAAGCGAAGTTAAAGATAGCAAAGAAGAAAGGCTAATACTTGTAAATGGAATATTAGCTTGTTTAAAAGGTTTAAAGGAGCAGGGCTGTAATGGTCCTGTTACTGAAGGAATAAATCAGATAGAAGAATATTTAATGAAGAAATCTCATGATTAGGGGAGGATAAATATGGAAAAAATAAAAAAGATAGCGAAATATACAACAAATATATTGGCAATAATTAATGCTTTAATAGTTGGATTAATCCCAATATGGAATTTACCAAATATATGGAATTTAATAAGTAAAACTATTATATTAATTATGGCAGTCATAGGAACTTATTTATTAGGAGATAAAGCAATACAAGTTAACGCACAAGATAAAAAAAATCAATTATTGCAAGATGAGATGGAAGAGGAAGAAGATATTTGTTTAGATTTAGATGGAGAAGATAATGATAAGGGAGATGAGGAAGATGGAGATAACGAAGAATCTATTAACTAAAAGTAAGTATTGCAGAAGCGGAGAAAAACAAAATAAGATACAATACATAGTAATTCATTGGGTAGGAAACCCTAACACATCAGCTCTGGCAAACAGAAATTATTTTAATAATTTATCAAAAACACATACAACAACAGCATCTGCCCATTACATTATAGGACTCAAAGGAGAAATAATACAATGTATTCCAGACGAAGAAGTAGCTTTTCATGCAGGATCAAGAAGTATGAATAGAAAATCTATCGGAATAGAAGATTGTCACCCAGACTGGAAAGGGAAATTCAATTCAAAAACATATAATAGTCTGGTAGAATTAGTTGCTTCTTTAATGAAAAAATATAAAATAGATATAAATCACGTTATAAGACATTATGATGTAACAAAAAAGACATGCCCTCGTTATTATGTTGAACATAAAGATGCGTGGGAACAACTAAAAAAAGATATATTAAATAAGTATAATAAGTCAGTAAAAACATATTCAACAACAGTTGGAAAAAGTTATAAGTTAAAATCTGATACAGTTATATATTCAAATCAAGATTTAAGTGGCAAAAAGTATAACTATTTAAAGAACACAACAGTAATAGTAAAAAAACATGTTTCAACATCAATAGATTATATTCAAGTAAAAGCAACAGGAAGATTAGGATATATTAAGGTAAAATATTTAAAGTAGAGAGGTAGAGTAAAATCTACCTCTTTTTTTGTGCCATAAAAGTATATTAAACAAAAATAAAAAAGCCTCTACGGAGAACCTCGTAAGTCAAATTTTAAAAGTTTTTTAACTTGTGCGACAAGTTTCGACAGACTTTGCAAAAATAATGTAGTATAATAGTATAAAGAGGTGGTTAGTATGTTATTAAATTTTCTAATATGGATTAACAAAAGAAAATTAAACAAAATGATTACTTCAGATTGTACTTACGATGAAATATTAAAGCAGAGTCAAAAGTTGGACGAGCTTATTAATATCTGGATGAAAAACTGGGTTAGGTTTAGGGGACATTGACTTTTCCACAGATTAATAATATAATGTGGATAAGCAATACAAGAAAATAAAATAAATTTCCCACATTTTTCCCACATTAGTTTGGAATAATATAGAATAATACAGATTAATAAATTTATAAAAACATATAAAAATGTGGATTTTAAAAGAATATGGATTTATACGAAAAGATAAAAGTATTTCAGTAGGTTCAGGTGTTGTTGCTGAAATATTAGCATAATAAGCGCAATAATAGCAAGGGTTTCGAGGTTTTCGAAAATCCTTGCTTATTTTTATTTCCCACACTTTTCCCACACTAGTTTAGTAAATAATCTATTTTGCCTATAATATCAGTTTTATTTTTTGGCAAAGCTTCAAGATATATTTCAGTAGTTTTAATAGAACTATGTCCTAATAATTCTTTTACTGTAACTAGATTAGCTCCATGGAATAATAACATGGTTGCGAAAGTATGTCTTAAATCATGAAATGTTTTATTTTCAATTCTTGCTTCTTTCAATTTCTTTGCATATACTTTTTGGAAATACTTTAAATCAAAATGCCCATTATTTGGGGCGAAAACAAAATCTGAACCGTTTTTCCATTGAGGATAGTAATTTATATATATTATTGCTCATAGGGATTATTCTGACAGAATTTTGCGTTTTAGGAGTATGTAATTGAATATGATATTCTCTTTTTCCGTCTTGAGAGATATCCGCAATAGCAGACAAATTGTGGATAATATGAATCTCTTTTTTATCAAAATCTATGTCAGACCATTGTAACCCAAATATTTCTCCTCTTCTCATACCTGTTCCTAAAGCAAATAGAACTACATTTTCGAATTTATTTCCTTTAAATACTTCTTTTAATCTTTTTATCTCATCTTCATTGTAATATTGAAAAGATTGTTTTTTCTCTAATATTTCAGCAACTTTCTTTTTATCTTTTGGTAGAGAAACATTATTACATGGATTTTTTAGTATATATCCTTCTTTTTCAGCATATCCAAAAAACATATTCAATACTTTATGTACTTTTTTTACATTATTAGGAGTAGTATTTAAATCATTATAACAAGATTGAAGTTTTAATGATTTTATTTCTTTAATTGGTATATTCGAAATATCAAGAGGCTCTATAAACTTTTTATATGTTCCATAATAGCTCTCAAAGGTACTCGCTTTTACTTCATTTTTCTTTACTTCAAATAGCCAATCGGGGAAAAGTATATTAAGTGTAGTAGCTTGCTTTCCATTAATAAGTCCACTTTTTAAATCATTTATATATTCATCTGCTTTTTTATTAGCTTCGTTTATTCCAGAGCCATAAAATTCTTTTCTGATTAAAGTGCCATCTGGTTTATGACCTATAGTTCTAGTAACTCTATAATAAGGAATACCATTTTTGATACAGTTAGTTTTCTTTGCCATACAAAACCTCCGTTCGTTCATTGTGTTAAAAATTAAATGCTCAGTAGAGCATTGTGTCTTTTGTATTAAACATTTCTTTTATAATAATCATAAGCAAATTCAATCATATTTGGCTCTACTTGTAATTCTACAGCAATGTCATATAAATTTGTTATCCCACATTTAAAACAGTCTAAAAGCGATTGTCGTGATATACAAGTAAGGCATTTCCATTTCTTTGCTCTATATTCTTGCTTGTCTATAAATGTTTGGTCTGAATTAAGTGTATAATAAGCGTCGTAATAATAGTGACCTAATTCTTCAGCAAGTAAACATTTTCTTTCTGTTTCTGAATGTATTTTTTTATTATTCAGAAGAATAGAAATGCCATCATATTTAATTATTTTTGCTTTTTGTTTCATTAAATTGTCGTGAAATATATCTATCTTTTCACGTTCGGCAAGTTCTTCAAAATCAATTAAATTCATTTTGTTCTCCCACAACTTTATAATTCATCTGGCTCTATACCATGTTTCTCTAATTGTCTTTGTAAAATTTCAATTAAAGATTTTGCATCTTCATATTCATTTTGTAATTCTTCTAGTTGCGCTTGCGTATGACTTAAGTTTTCCTGCAATCTAGTATTTTCTTCTTCTAAAGTTTCAAGTTTAGAATCTTTTTTTTCGCTTTCAGTAAGACTATTATAAGGAATAGGTTTGTCATAATTATTGTCTTCTTTAGATTTTTCATACATTAAACCAAATATGATAGCTAAAATTATAATAATTAAAAACCACCAATTACACCAAATATCCAATATTTTTGTGAAAAAACTTTTCAATCCTATTTCTCCTTTTTATTTTTCATTTTTTTAATAAAATCAATCTGCCTTTGTAGTTCTTTTAATTCTTCTTCTCCAAGTCCTTCTGTATTAAGTCCGCCATGATTAGCAAATTGTACGTTCTTTAGTTCTTCTGGATTACGTATATCTGAGTTTCCTATTATATAATCAACAGACACACCGAAAAAATCTGCTATTTTTATAGTATCATCATTAGACGGCTCGTTTCTTCCGATTTCCCATGCAGAGATTGCAGTTCTAGAAAAACCGATTTTTTTAGCAAAATCTGTTTGAGTTAACCCTAATTCTTTTCTTAATTGGACCAATCTATCTTTAAATTTCATAAGACACCCCCAGTATCTTTAATATAATTATTATACCACAAAAAGACACGAAGAGAAACAATTTACATAAAATATACGAAAAGTATCAAAAAAGGATACAATAATTTAAATTAGAAAAATTTCTTTCTTACTCGCTGTAAGAAAAACAAACTTTTTTAAAAAAAGTGTTGACACGTTAGGTGTATTGTGATAATATTGCATCAGATACGAAAAGTGTCGGAAATGAGGTGGAAGAAAAATGGATAAAAGACCTAGAAGTAAACTAATTAAATTAAGGCTAGAAAAGGGATTTACGCAAGAACAAATGGCACGCTTGTTAAAAGTGACAAGAGCTACTTATGCAAATTATGAAACAGGATATAGAAATCCAAGTTTGGATAAAGTAATAGAAATGAAAAAGATATTAAATGTGTCTGAAGATAAATATTTTGTGCCTGATAATGACACTAAAAGTGTATAAAGGGAGATGAGTAAATGGAATTAATAACACGAAACCAATACATGAAGAGATACAACATAGGCTATGACAAACTACAAAGAATGATAGCAAAAAACGAAGTCGATTATTTACCAGAAGCAGACAGAATACGAATAGATGAAAAAACAGTAAGTATTGATCTATACGAACAAGAAAAAGCAAGAAGGATTAAAGCAGAAGAAAAATTAAATTTATTAAAACAAGTTATAGTAGGAGGATAAAGTTATGAAAAAATACAGATTAAATGAGGACAAGCTATTAAGAAACGTATGTATATTAAGCACAGTAATAAGTGTAGGAGCATTTGTTTATAAAGTTGCAACATGCGGTATAGCATGGGTAAGCACTTGTGGATATTTTGGATAGAAAGGAGGAGTTAATATGGAAACAAAAAGAAGTTTAAGAACAGAACGAGATGAGGCAGAATATAGAGCAAAAAGACATTTCGAAAAGCTAATGAAAATAGATAAAATCATAAAAAAAGCAGATGAAAATCACGAAATGGCAATATTTACATTAAAAGACATAAAAAGAGTATTAGCATATGGCGAATAGTACTAATACTCAAACAACTTAAAAAATTAGTTTGTGATTATATTCTATCACAAAAAGTTTAAAAAGTCAAAGGAATTTAAAAATATGGAAGATTTAGAAATATTTCAAGAAGGAATAAATCACTTATCAAAAGCAATAGAAGAGTTTTCAGAATGTGATTTAGTAAGTCAAGAAGAGTACGACAAATTAGTACAATTTATAGATGAATTAGAAAACAGAAAAATCAATCAAGAAATTCAAAATGAAAGTTATTATATGGAGGTAATTTAATGGAAGAAGAAAGCAAATATGAAAACATTATAGCAAGATATAATGACACACAATTACTTTATGAAATGAACATAGTAAATAATGAAGAGGCTACGATATACAACAAGAAAAAAGCATTAAAAGAAGAGTTAAAAAGAAGAACTGGAGGAAACGCATAATGGATTATTTAGATTTAATCGATAACAAGGAGGATTATTATGGCGGAAACTAATTTATCAATATATGAAAAAATAAAAACTGTTCCAGAAAAAGCCCAAAAGAAAATAACAGGTGGAAGATTAAATGGAATGACAGATATAAAGCCAATGTGGAGGATTGAAAAATTAACAGAATTATTTGGAATATGTGGTTTTGGTTGGAAAGCTCCTATCACAAATAAAGAAATAATTGAAGGAGCTAATGGAGAAAAGATTGCAATAGTAGATATAGATTTATACATAAACATAGATGGGAAATGGTCTGAACCAATACAAGGGACAGGAGGAAGCAGTTTTATAGCAAAAGAACAAAAAGGATTATATACAAGCGATGAATGCTTTAAAATGGCATACACAGACGCATTGTCAGTAGCTTGTAAATCTTTAGGAATGGGAGCAGATGTTTATTGGGGGGATAGTAAATATTCAAACAATAACAAAGAAGATAACAAAGAAGAAATAACAAATAAAGAACAAGCTGAAAATTATAAATTAACATTTGGAAAATATACAGGAAAAACAATAAAAGAAATAGTTGAGACTCAAAAAGATTATGCTAATTGGTTATACAACAATGGAGATGAAACAATAAAGAAATGTTTAAACTTTATGCTAGAGGAGAAATAGATGGTAGGAACATCAAAAGAAATAATAAAATGGGCTATTGAACAGCCTGATGATAAGAAATACGAAGTAAAAGAATATAAAGAAAAAAGAAGTCTAAATGCTAATAATTATTATTGGGAATTGGTAACTCAATTAGGAAATGTATTAGGTATGGACAAGGAATGGTTACATTTTTTATTGTTACAAAAATATGGACAAAGTGAAATGATAAGTGTTTTAGCATCAATAGATATGAAAGACTATTTAAAATATTATACAGAAGCAGGAGAATCGATTTTAAACGGAAAAACATTTAAGCATTACAAAGTATACAAAGGAAGTTCAGAAATGGATTCAAAGGAAATGTCAATTTTAATACATGGACTTGTAGATGAATGCCAAACACAAGGAATAGAAACAAAAACACCAGAAGAAATAAAAAGCTTATTAGATAGGTGGGATAATAAATGAGTAAAAGAAGTAATGCTTGTGATATTAGTCAAAAAGTTAAAGAAATAGTATGGGATAGAGATTATCACAGATGTGTATTTTGTGAGAAATATGTTCCCAAAACTTGTGCAAATGCACATTTTATAAAAAGAAGCCAGCGGAGGTTTAGGTATAGAAGAGAATGTAGTTACATTATGTCCAGAATGTCATTTTGAAGAAGATCACGGACAGAATACTAAATTATATGAAGAATATATAGAAAACTATTTAAAAGACATTTATGGAGCAGAGTGGAATAAAGAAAAATTAATTTATAAAAAATGGTAGATTACACGAAAGGAGAAAAAGAATGTGGCAAGAGATAGTTTTATATTCTATAGAAGTTTTTATGAATCAATAAAAGAACTTCCAGAAGAAAACCAATTGAAAGTATATAAAGCAATATCTAATTATGCTCTTAATCAAGAAGAAATTGAATTAGATGGAATATCAAAAGCAATATTTTCTCTGATAAAGCCACAATTAGATGCTAATTATAAAAAGTATGAAAATGGAAAGCAAAAGAAAAGCAAACGGAAAGCAAAATGAAAGCAAAACAGAAACTAATGTAAATGAAAATGTAAATGTAAATGAAAATGTAAATGATAATAATATAGCTTCCGAAGATAAATCTTCTACAGCTACTGCAAAAGCCAGCAAACACAAATATGGAAAATATAAACATGTATTGCTGAAAGATGAAGAATTGCAGAGCTTAAAAGAAACTTATCCAAACTGGGAAGAGCTTATTAATTATTTAGATGAGTACATTGAAATGAAAGGATATAAGGCAAAATCACACTATCTTTGCATCAAAAAATGGGTAGTTGATGCAGTAAAAAAACAAGGTGGATATAAGCCTAAAAAAGATAATTTTGAGCAAAGAAATTATGGGGATTTGAGCTTTTTATATGCCAATAAAGGAGAGTGATACAAATGAATGCAATAACAATGCAAACTCGACAAATGAGTTTTGAAGATATGCAGTTAAAGAAGAAGATAAGATATGAGCAGATATTGTCAAGATTGGACAAGCCCAAGACTGCTAAAGAAATAGCTGTAGAACTATTTGAATTGGGATTAATACCATCTACAGAAAGAAATTATGCACAACCTAGACTTACAGAACTATGCAAAAAAGGAATTGTAAGAGTGGTTGATAAGAAGAAATGTCAATATACTGGAAAAACAGTTGCGGTATATGAAAGGGTGGATTAAGTCAATGAGTAGTAATAAAAATGCCAGAAAGAAACTAGAAGAAAGATACGGCAAGGAATGTTTTATAGAAAAATTACACTTAAGAAAAGATAAAGAACCAAGAAGATACACATCTAAAGGGCAAATGAAGAAAATGAAACAATTAACCTACCATCACATAAAGATGAAAAAAGATGGTGGTAGAGCTACAGTAGAGAATGGGGCCTTGCTCTCAGCAGAAAATCATCGGATGGTTCCATCAACAAAGTAAAAACGCACAAGGATATATGAATGCGTTATTCCAGGAATATAAAAAGCAAGTAGATGAGTGTAGAGTAGTTTTAGTAGATGATATAGAGATGCCTTACAAAATAGTTCCAATGGAATTTAGTATAGATGACAGAAAAAAAGGTTATGACAGAAACGCAAAGAAGAAAGAAGATAAAGAATTAATACGAGAATATGAGGAGGGCGAAAGATGAAATATATATTATTATCATTAATTTTAATAGCAGTAATGTATATAGGAAGTAAGTTAGCTGATAAGATATTAGAGTGGTTAGAAAGGAAGAAGAAATGAGTGAATGGAAAAAAGAAAAACCAATTAAAGGTGGATTTGGTGGATGCTTATGTTGTGGATATCAGCACGATATAGCTCCAGAAAATATGCTAATAGCAGTAGGATTTGGAGTGGCAACAGTTACAAAAAATGGAAAAGAAATATATAACGAAATGCAAATAGAAAATGAAGATGATTTATGGACATTAAAAGAAGCAGAACAAGAAGCATTAAAAGATGAAGATAATGATTGGAGAATACATTTAGTTGCTCCATTAAGTGAAAGACATTATCAAAGACAAGGAAAAAATCATTGGGTATTATATGAAAAAGGACAAGGGTTTGCATAGAAAGGAAAAAGAAATGAAATATCCACCATTACAAGAACCATGTAAAAGTTGTATAGGGAAATGTGGTAGAGTGGAAGAATTGAATTTTATAAGCGATAAAAATTGCAAGTATGCAGAAAAAGAAGAATGGAAACAGGAGGAAATATGGAAAAATTAAGTAAAAATGTTAATGCAGTTACATATATAGAAATAAATAAATTATTAGATGAATTAGTCAAAAAAGATGGATATTTGCTTAAAATGGGAGATATATCAATAATAAATTTAGGAATAAGAGAAGATACAATAAGTGGAAAAAGACAAGTATTTCAAATAACAAGAAAGGTTGGATATAATGAAAAATAGAATTAATATATTAGGTTCAGAATATATGCTAGAATATTCAAGTTATCAAGAAAATGAAAAACTAAAAAAAATGGATGGATATACAGATTTTTATATGAAAAGAATTGTTGTGGAAAATGATTTCAAAGACAGATTATTTGATAAAACAAAAATAAGAAATTATCAGAACAAGATACTAAGACATGAAATAGTACACGCATTTTTATTTGAAAGTGGATTGGAATGCAATAGTCTAAAAACATTTAATTGGGCAGAAAATGAAGAAATGGTAGATTGGTTTGCAATACAATCACCAAAATTATTTAAAATATATAAAGAATTAAATATTTTATAAGGAGTAAGTTATGGAAAACAAAGTAATAGCTAAAGAATATGTATATAAAATAGAAATACCTTTTAGATTACCTAGTTTAAATGAATATATAAAAGCAAGTAAAGTAATAAAGGGAAAATGGAATGCAGGAAATCAGATGAAGCAAGATGTGCAAGATGATATTATGATATTTTTAAATAAGTTGCCCACCTATACCAAACCTATAAATATACATTTCCATTGGATAGAAGAAAATAAAAAAAGAGATTTAGATAATGTTGCATGGGGTAAAAAGTTTATATTAGATGCAATGGTAAAAGCAGGAAAATTAAAAGATGATAATAGAAATTGTGTAAGTGGATTTACAGATACATTTGAATATGGTAAAGAAAGCAAAGTTATTTTAGAGATAAAGGAAGTGTAAGCATGAAGATATATGCAGTATATAAAGGCGAAAAATTCTTATGTGAGGGAACATCAAGACAATGTGCTAAAGAATTAGGAGTAAAGCAAAAAACAATATGGTGGTGGAACTCTGAAAGTTGTCACAGGAGAATTGAGCAAAGAATGGAGAAAAATAAAAAAGTAGACAGAAGATATGCAATAGTAATTGAGGGGGAATAAAAATGTTATTAGAAGCAAATTGTAAAACAAATACAAAAAGCAAATATAAATGTGATAGATGCAAACAAGAAATGAATGCAAGAGAAAAGTATACAATTTATCTTCAAAAGAGCTATAATACAAATCCTAAAAAATATGTAGACTTTTGTATAAATTGTATGAAAGCATTTGAAAGAGCAAAAAGGAAGTGGGAAAGTAAATGAGTGATGAAGAAAAGAAAGCAATAAAAAGATTGGAAAAGTTTGGAGATAGTATAAGTTGTTCAAATTATCCGCCAGAGGCTTATATTGAAATGAAAGAAGACATTGAAGATATTTTAAATCTAATCGAAAAACAATCTAAAGAAATAGAAGAATTAAAAGCATATAAACATGACGCAGAATTAACAAAAATAGCTTGTTGTACTGCTCAAAATTGTGAAGCATTGAATAATTGTATAAAACTAGAAAGAGAATTGCAAAATGCAGATAACAAGTGGAAAGACAAAATAAAAGCAAAAATAGAAGAAGTAGAGCAATTGGAATTATACAATATGAAAATTCCGAGATTAAGTACATTAGATGAAAGATTAGGCGCAAAAATTGGAATTAAATATGTTTTACAATCACTTTTAGAAAAGGAGTAGATATATGAAATATACAGAATGGTTAGATAAAAATTGGGAAAAGAATAATTTATTTCCACCACCATTAGAAGCACAAATAGCAGTAAGATTTTTGAAAGATTATTTACTTGGAGAGGATTGGTACACGGTAAATCCAATATCTCAAGAACAGATAAATGTTGAAATAGTCGATGCTATATTAAGCAAATATTCTAAAAAATATAGAAAAGAAGTTAAGAGGAGGACTAATCTATGGAAAATGAAATAAAAGTAAATGAGTTTGAAATACAATCAGTTAGGAGAATACCTCATAAATTAGAAAGAGGAGTTTTATATGTCTGTTTAGATTGTCAAGTAGCAGTACATTTATGTGCTTGTGGTTGTGGAGAAAAAACAGTTACACCTTTAGGATTAGATGGCTGGAGTTTAAATTATAAAGATGGCAAATTAAGTTTAAACCCAAGTATAGGCAATTTTAATATACCTTGTAGGTCACATTATTATATCTCAGAAAATAAAGTTTTATGGGTTTAAATGATGAAATCTATAAGTTATAAAGTAACAAAAATGTGATAAAACATATAAAAAGTCATTAGAAAAATTTGAAAGGAAGTAGGATATGGAAGAAATTATTTATTCTATTGCAGAAAGTTGGAATGTTGAATTTGTAAAAAAGCAAGATGAATTTATAAAGGAAAAATGTATAGAACATATTAAAGATACAAACAAGAGAATAAGAATATTTAAAATAGATGAAGATAAATTAGATTATATATTTAATTTAGGACTAGATATATATTTAAGGCAAAATTTAGTAGAAAAAGTTTAGCTGTAATATACAGCAGTTAGGAGCTGATAATATTGAGTAAAGCAGATGGACTTTTTAAAAGTTTAGGATATAAAAAGAATTTTGAAGATAAATATAGAGCAAATTATGAAAATACAGGATGTGAAACTCTTATAAATTTTGATAAGGATATTAAAGAAATAAGAATATGGAATAATGGAATTAATACAGAAGAATTGCAAGCAATAAACGAGAAAGTAAAAGAGCTTCGGCTGGATAGGAGGAGAAGATGAATAAAAAGATAAAGATTATAGATTTATTAAATAAAATAGCAAATGGAGAAGAAATAGAATTGCCTAAAAGAATAAAGTGTAATAATCATATATTAGAATATATTGGAAAATGGCAACAATATATAGGAGAAGAAGATGATTCTTCACTATTAAGTATAATAAACGAATATAATTATTCAGGATTAAACGACTATGTCGAAATATTAGAAGATAATACAGAAGAGATAGAAACAATAGATGACGTTATACATTTAGACAGTTTTACTGAAGTTGAAAATGATTTAACTGAGGTTAGAAAAAAAGTTAATGAGTTAGTAAAAGCAATAAATGAATTAAGAAAGGATAAAACAAATGAATAAAACGTGTCAAAAATGTGCTAAACGATATTTTTGCAAAGGAAGTTGTAAGTTTAAAAGTTGGAGAGAAACAAATAATTATGGAGTACCAAGGAGGATAGAAAATGTATTGTCCAATGAAATACAAAAAAGATAATAGAGAATACATACTAGAAAAAGTATACCCTAATTATGCTTTATATTGTAATTTAGACTATGGATATAAGGAATGTTTTACCTTTCATGAATTAGGGATGATAGAAGAAGTAGAACAAGATAGAGAAGCATATAAAGGTGGAGAAGTTTGGTTTTAGGAGGTAACGAATGAGATTATCTAGAGAGGAATACAAAAAAGCAGAAGGATATTTAAAGAGATACAACTATAATTGTATTAATATATTAAATATACGAAACGACATAATGACGTTGAGTGCTGTTAGTATAGATGGTTTACCTAAAGCACCATATTCAATAAGTGATACAGTATTTAATAGCGTAATACAATTACAAGAGAATAAAGAATTAAATAAATCAATACATGAATATAAAATAGTAGGACAGGCTTTGCAGTTAGTAAGTGAAGATAGTAAAACAATATTTATAGAATTATACCAAAAAGGCAAAAGCAAATGGGAGATTATAAACGATATATTACATACTAGCGAAGAAACATATAAAAGAAGAAAAAGAGAATTAATATATACCGTTGATCAAGAAATAAAAAAGTTGACCTAATTTTGACCTTTTTTCCTTAAAATTTGTGGTATAATAGTCATAGTTAAAAATGGCTACAGTCAGAGATGGCTCGTTTAGTCCATGTAGTAAACTTGTTGACAAGAGTTGTGTGTTCACCCGCATAGCTCTATTTTTATTGATATTAAAGTACTAGGCAACATTAATATAGGGGCTTTGTTTCCTTCTTTTAATAGCTATATCCTAGTTAATAGCTATAATAGAAAAGAGGTAATTATGGATAATTATATTAACTATAGTTTTTATGATGAAACAGGAAAGCATATAGTAATAGTTCATAAGAACACACCTAAAGAAACAATGGAAAGATATTTACAAAAGTATGATGAAGTAAGATATAAGGAGTAAGCTTATGAGGGGTAGTTGGATAGCTGCTCAAATAGAAGCAGACTTAAGAAGAGAACAATACTGGAAAAACAAAAAGACAAGACAGCGTTGCTATCAAGATGGAGTTAAGCAATGTGACAAGTGTATGTATAGTAATATATGTGATGATAAAGAAATAGTGGAACAAAACACTTAAAAGTAGGGGAGATGATTTTATGAGTGAAAAGCACGCAGGTGGAAGACCGCCAAAATATACAAAAAAAGAAGAAATGCAGAAGAAGATAGATGAATATTTTATGAAATGTGACAAAGATAACGAACCATATACAGTAACAGGATTAGGTTTAGCGTTAGACATGAGTAGACAAGACCTTATAAACTACTCAAATAAAGAAGAGTTTTTTGACACAATAAAAAAAGCGAAGCTTAAAGTAGAGAACTATTTAGAAAAAAGATTAATAAATGATAATAGTGCAACAGGAATAATATTTAATCTTAAAAACAATTATGGATGGAAAGACAAACAAGAAAATATTAATGTTGGGGTTAGTTATGAAGATTATATTAAAAAAGTAGAAGATGAAGATGAGTATTAATACTAAAAAGTATATAGAAGAATATGTAAAAATAAGAAATAAAAAGAGCAAAATAATACCATTAAAACTCAACGAACCTCAATTAAAATATTACAATGTTATAAGGGAATTAAAGAAACAAGGAAAACCAGTTAGAATAATAATATTAAAAGCAAGACAAATGGGATTTAGTACAGAAACAGAAGCAATCTTTTTTAAAGAAACAGTAACTAAATCAAATATAAATACAGCTATAGTAGCACATAAAGAAGATTCAACAACCAACTTATTCAATATGAGTAAATTGATGTATGATCAATTACCAGAGGCAATAAAACCAGACAAAAAAGCAAGCAATGCTAAAGAGTTAGTATTTGACAAAGAAGATGGAACAGGATTAAAAAGTAAAATAAAGTGTTTTACAGCAGGAGGAAGTGGTATAGGAAGGTCAGACACTTTAAATAATTTACATTTATCTGAATTGGCCTTTTGGTCAGGAGATAAAAAAGAAACGCTTACAGGATTATTACAAGCAGTTCCTAATGATCCAGATACAATGATTGTTATTGAATCTACTGCAAATGGATATGAGTATTTTAAAGAATTATGGGATGATGCAGTAGCAGGGAAAAATGATTTTGTACCGTTATTTATTGGATGGAATGAATTACAAGAATATAAAATGACATATACAGGATTTGAATTAACAAAAGAAGAAAAAGAGTTACAGAAAAGATATGGACTAACATTAGAACAATTAACGTGGAGAAGATGGTGCATAGCAAATAACTGCGGTAACGATGTAGAACAATTTAAACAAGAATATCCTATAAATCCAGAAGAAGCATTTATCAGTACAGGTAAGTGCTATTTTAATAAAGAAAATATTGTAAAAAGAATACAAGAAGTTAGAGACGTAAAACCAGAAAAGCAAGGATATTTTGATTTTAATTATAATGGGATTAAGATATC